CGGTTATGTGAATCACCCCAAGGACCCAGGCGGCGAAACAAATTTAGGCGTCACCAAGAGAGTTTACGAAGACTTCGGTGGAACCAAAGATATGAAGGATTTGACCAGAGAAGACGTAGAACCAATCTACAAAAAGAACTATTGGGACAGAGTAAAGGGTGATGATTTACCTGCTGGATTAGACCTCTGTGTCTTTGATTTTGGTGTCAATGCAGGAACAGGTCGAGCTGCCAAATATCTACAAACAATGATTGGTACTGTTGCCGATGGTGGTATTGGTCCTAACACATTGAAAAAATTGAATGATTATGTAGAAGAACACGGTATTGAAGACGCTATCAAAAACTATCAGTCAGATAGACAAAAGTATTATGAATCATTATCGACATTTGATACCTTTGGTAAGGGATGGACAAGACGTGTTGATGAAACAACTGAATTAGCATTAGAAATGTGTTGACATTACAATCAAACTGTGATATAATTATATTATGTTTAATCATTTACCCAAAATAGAGTTTCCAGAACTCAAAGCAAAAAATATCGATGGAAAGAGGTTTTATGAAAATTTGGAAACAAATCAATCCTATCCTTCAATTACAACTGTTTTATCTATCAGAGATAAAAAAGGATTACACGAATGGCGTCAAAAAGTTGGTGACGAAGTTGCAAACTATATCTCACGTACATCCGCCAATCGTGGAACTGCTGTTCATAATATGGTTGAGGATTATCTCAACAACGTAGAAAAAGAACAGTTAGACGAAAAACATAAGAAAAACTTTCATGCATGGTGTATGTTTAACGAATTTAAACCTATCCTTAATAATATAAATAATATACACACACAGGAAGCACAAATGTTTTCTGAGAAATATACTGTCGCTGGTAGAGTAGATTGTATCGGTGAATACGAAGGTAAACTGTCAGTGATAGACTTTAAAACTTCTTCTGGTGAAAAGAAAGAAGAATGGATTAGTAACTATTTTATACAAGGTTCCGCTTATGCAGAAATGTATGAAGAACTCACAGGAACTCCCATAGAACAAGTTGTGATTTTAGTCATCACGTCAGACGGAACAACACAAGTATTCAAAAAGAACAAGAACGATTATCTACCACAATTAAAAGAGGCAGTCGAAAACTTTTATAAGTGGATAGAAAATGAAAAGAATAATCTTTAGTCTTGCAATCATTATATTTTTATTAGATGTTTATGTATTTCAAGCAAAAGCCAGAGAGTTCTCAGAACAATTCAATAAAACATTTACTAACACCAAAGAGGTTACTCTCTTTTGTGGTGATGTCGATCAAGTCGCTTACTATATGGGTTATCACTTCAACTTATTACCTATATCTTTTGGTGAAGGTTATGATATCTTTGAAGGTAAAAGAGAAGCAGTCTTTTTTGCGGCTTCTTCGGATTTAACAACAATTGCAATAATGGTATTTAATGATAAAAATGAACTATGTGTTTCGAGTATTAGTATGAAACACAAATTATATAATAGGAGTGAATAATGCACAAATACACACACCGCTTTTATGAATTACTTGAAGAAATAAAAGCATTACACGATAAGAAACGACATGATTATGCTCAAGAGGCAGATCCATTTGCTAACTTTAGACTATCAGAACTAGGTGGTATTGATGCCTGGAAAGGTATTGCAGTACGTCTTGGTGATAAGTATAGTCGATTAATGTCTTTTATACAAAAGGGTGAATTAAAGTTTAATGATGAATCAATCAAAGATACATTAATGGATAATGCTGTGTATTCTCTGATTGCATTAATTCTTTATGAAGAATCACAAGAGAACAAAGATCAAATGACCATATTTCAGTATGGTGATAATGAACCGTTATCACGTACGGCATCAACATCAATATCAACCACAACTGGAGATCAAGGGTGACCCCAAAAGATTTTGCAATTCTGATTGATCAAAAAGTTCAAATGAAACAGATGACACACATGGATGCTATCTTAGAATATTGTAAAGAAAAAGAAATTGAACCAGATACAGTGACGCATTTAATTAATCGCACATTAAAAGAAAAGATTAAATTAAATGCTGAAGAATTACATTATCTACCAAAGAGTGGTACACTGCCTATTTAATGGATGGATTTGAAGTATATAAAACATATCTAGCAATCAAACTACATTTTACACGTGATGACTATAATTTTGATCAGTATAATGGCCGTACTCGGGCTTCTTATGATTCCTTTAGTAAAAGAAATGATCGTTTCTTTTTTCATCGTATTGCTAAGAAGTATAAGGCTGATATTGTCGATTTTCTTGTTTCTGGTTTTGTTGGCAATCATAACACATGGGTGGGAGACCTTAACTCATCCACAGCAGAACAAAAGTATTTACAACATATCAAACGCAGAGATGGTTTCTCCTATTACTTTAAGTTAGATATGCAACATCTGATTAAAAAATCAAATGGTGATTTTAATAAAATATTTAAATGTTATAAAGGTCAACATCCTATTTTACTTAAAAGTTTTCTTGCAAAAAAGATTGGTTTAGATACCTTATCAGTTCTACAAAAGATGTTTAACTATTGTAAAAAGTTTGATAAAGAGATTGAAGAAAAGATAGTCTGGCCCAAAGTGAGTTTACTTACACGTAAATATACATCGTTCTTAGGTGATAAAGATTATAATAAATTAAAAGAGATTATAAAACAATGCGTAGTTTTGTAATAGCAAACGGTACAAGTCGTTCTGAATTTGATTTGAATATATTAAGTCCATTTGGTAAAACATATGGCTGTAATGCGTTATATAGAGATTTTACACCCGATTATATTGGTGGTATTGATCGACCAATGATTGATGAAATGGTCAGAGAAGGTGCATGGCAAAACTCTACGATGATTTGTAAACATATGTATCCAGGTTCTTTTGACCCATTTCCTCGTGCAAAGTTATACGTGAAAACATTTAAACAAGCATTAGGTTATGATAAACACTATGATACAGGACAAACAATGTTAGATTATGCATCTCAACATTTACAAGAAGGTGAAATCTATATGCTTGGCTTTGATTTAACAAATTACATAGAACAAAGTCAAAGAAATATCGATAACAAAGTTGATAACATCTATGCAGGTACTGATTGTTATGCATCACTAGACGCTGCCGAAAAGTATTGTGGTAAATGGATAAAAGAAATGATAGAAATATTTTCATTGAATCAAAAAATAAAATACTATCGAGTTGGTGCAACAATCAAACCAAATGAATTTAATTTAATTAATAACTTATATCATATTAATTATGATGAGATGTTGGAGAAATTAAAATGAAAAGATTATTTCTAATCGGCAATGGTGAAAGTCGAAAAAACTTTGATTTAAATTTACTCAAAGATAAAGGTAAAACTTATGGTTGTAATGGATTACATAGAGATTTTACACCAGATGCTTTGACATGTGTTGATCCTGGAATTACACATGAAGTTTATGATAAAGGTTATGCAAAAGATAATGTTTGTTATTATCGAGGTTGGACATCACTACCAAGTCATATGTATGATGATATGAAATCAACACACATTACTGATATGACAACACGATTTGGTTATGAACCTAAATTAGTAGAAAGTGAACGTTATGAAGATAGTGAAGAATTTGTCATACATGGTTCTACAGCATTATGGCAAAACAAACTAGTCGAAGAAAACAGACCATACAAAGGGATTGGTGCAAACGTTCTTTTTATTTCTTGGTTACATCCAGAAGATAAGGTAACAAGAATAGATGACATCATGGATTTAAATGATGGCACAACAGGAGATTGTGGATGGTCGGCAGGACCAACGGCAATGAATATAGGTTGTAAAGTAGAACAACCAGATGAAGTTTTTATGATAGGGTGTGATTTATTTTCAAATACAGATAATTTTAATAATATGTACAAATCAACACTTCATTATGAAAGAGATGATATTGCAGCTGTGAATCCAGTTAATTGGTTAAAACAATATGAGGCTGTTATATTAACTAACTCTAACGCAGACTTTTATAAAGTCAATGAAAAACCGTTAGGAACAGATAAGGTTAATCAACGCATTGATGAGTGGGAAGACCTTATCAATTTGAAATACATTACACAAGAAGAACTTATCAACAGATTTCTAATCTAAAGATAAAAAACTACGTATAAATATCACGTTAACATTTACAATATGTTTATGTGAATCTAAAAAAAGGAAAATAAATGCAAAAATTAATATTAATTTTAGCTGCATTGATGATATCAAAAACATCATTTGCAGAAATCTCAGGTGCAATTGGAGTTGATTTCTCCAAGAACGCCGCAGGCGATGTAATCGCAACCAAAGACATTGACTTGGATATTTCAAGTGATGTTGGATTTGCGTCTATCGCTGTTATTACAAACTCAAGTGACCAACTAGTCTTAGACGAGTATTCACTTGGTGTAAAACACACAAACGGTTCTATCAGTTAT